GCTAGCGACAACAACCACACCCCTAACCACCATACCAACAGGTCCATCCTCAATGCTACTTCAAAGGTAGACTAGGAAAATTTCGAACATGTTCTGAGAAATAAGCATGTCCGGGTCGAGGATGGGTGGTGGGACTCCGTTTATTAAACAGTCACTGGCGAGATGTCTAAAGTGGACAAGCGTCCAAGATACAAACACACTGCAGCTACGACCATTGCAGCTGTCTTTAGAGAAGCCGGTGCTGATGGGGTGTGGTTTGCAAGCATGGTTGGGATGGATGCCAAAGAGATTGACATCAGGCGAGCCAAGCAGATTCTTGATGATGCGTACTTTGACGCGAAGATGTGCCATTTCTCCTACTCTGAACCTGAGTACTTCTCTCACGAGGCAGAGCGGATCGCCAAAAAAAGCACATCATTCTGTGGCAACCCATACGTGATCAAGGGGAAAAGACTGGTTGTCGAATTCGCTGCACTATTGAAAGATCGGATCACTAGTGCAAGAGAAGGCCACCATGCCGCACTCTCAATCTTATTGGATCTCCAAAACACCACCCAATTTGGCCACCGAGTAGAGGCTACTCACGACTACAACAAAACGGCCAAGATGATCATTGAAGCCCAAGCTCAGACTATCAAGCAGACACAACAGAATGTTGCTCAAGTTATCGACAAGTTTATTATCAACGACACGCACATCGTGAGCTTTAATGAGAGGATCAGGAAGGCAATGCACGGTGCAATCCAGAAGGAGGATTACCACCGCTTCGCTTCGTTGAGGGCCAACTGCAAGAATCCAATTGGGATGAACTCTGATGCTGATGAGTACTTCACATCTAGGAGCGCCAGAATCACTGCTCTGTTTGGCCACTACAAGTGCTACACTCTGCATGGAGTGCTCATCATGATCAAGGATGGTGTGGGACATTTTCTGACTGGCCTTGACTGCAGGAATATTGCAGAGATGATTGACTCCATGAAGCGAGCCCAAGACTACGCATTCTGCGCCAGGGAGACATCCCTTTCTCTTACAACGAGGGACAACCTCCGGTATGCCCTTACCACCAGCCTCCAACGAATGATTAGCCACCAGATCAAGAGCGGGGACGCCGGAGGGCACGTGAATGCTCCAGTTCGTGCCGTGCACATAATGCACCAGTCGTGGTTGCAGGGATTTGACGAAGACGATGCATCATTTGACAAGGAGAGCAAAAATAGAGAATCAGTGATAGCAAAAGAGGCCCATTCAGTGTACCCAGGCGTTGATGACATACTCGAGCCAATCTTCAAGTTGGGACTCTCCAGAATCCACGTGTTTGACCTCCTGAAGCTTCACCAAGTTTCCGTTTCCCAAGACTGGTCAGTTGCTGACATAGAGACTAAGTGCCAAACACAAGGCACGGAAGGTTTTGAACACCCAATCAACGAAGCTGAGTACAAGATATTCCAAGGGTTCTGTGATGCTATGGATGTGCGAGACTTTTACAAGATGAGTGAAAAACTTCCCAAGATGGAGGGAACCCCAGTCCCTGACGCCCTCGTAGCTGACTGGAAGGCGGGGAAGTTTGTAACTCCACCACGCTCTGTTTGGGGCAAGTTCTGGATCGCTGGGCAGTACCCAATTGTTGACGTTGCATCAGATTGGCACATGTCTGCAAAAGACGTCACTCACTTGACTTGCAAGGGGGTAGTGACCAACCAGCTAGCATTTGCCCTCGAAAATGGCGCAAAGCTTGAAGATGGCAAGGAGTTTGAGTTCTGGCTTGATATGGCACGGTCCACCGTTCTGGAAGGTGGCAAGCCCAGGACCAGCTACCACTATGTTGCACCAAAAGCAGAAGGTGCCAAGATCGAACCTAGGGTGACAGCATCCGGGGACTCTGTCTTCAGGCAGATGCAGAGGAACAATGAAGCAAACCAGCGAGTCTTCAACAAGATGGTGGGTGAAGTTGCACTTGGGTCATCAGTTGTTCAGGGCGCAAGGAAGCTCCATGAGTTCTACACTGAGACACAAAAGTTGTCTAACAAGGTCGTTTCGGGACATGATGTTACAGCATGGAGCGTGCATCAAGCGAGGCAAGCTGTGAAAGACAACATAGATCGTTCAAACAGAGCCACTCGGATGAGCGAGATAGACAGGAAGGTGTACACAGACATCTGGGACGATATGATGTTCATCCTCAACAGGGGGGGCTTTGAGAGGAGGTTTGAGTTCAAGTTTGGCAGCATGCAAGGCTATCCAGGGCACTCAGACAGCTACCACCACGTCAGGATCCAGCAGTACATCGCTTTTGTCCTGAGAGAAAAGAAGCTGATCTCTGGTGTCGCAAATGTCCGAGCCTTGATTGATGATGCGCTGATGGCCCTCAGCCTGTACTGCAAATCAAGTGACACAGGACCCACTTGGGTCAAGGTCTGGAAGGTGCTCTGTGACACTTACAAGCGCCTTGGCTACGAGATCGACCAGATAAAGTCTGTGGTTGGGATGTGCAAATTCATCTTCCTCAATGAGGCCATGTACAAGGGTCTTATTCTACCCACCGCGTTGAAGACTCTCATCAAGGCTCAGTTGCCAAGTGACATAGCCATTCCTGAGCTGAAGGAGTGTGAACGATCCATAATCAGCACTGCTGCAAAGTCTGCTTATGTGGGTCTCTCACCTCTTGCAGCCTACTATCTTGGAGTCAAGTATGCACTCATTGAGCGCAACAGAGTGTGTGGAGACATGAAGGCTATCTCAAGCTCCAAAGCTGCTGCTCTTGCCCTGTTACCCGAGCCAGGCTGGGGTTATCCTTCGCTTGCTGCAACTATTTGTGTTGGGAGTGGTGACTACTACCTTGACTCAGAATGCATACTTGTCAACGCAGCTTCCCACTTCATTGACCCAACAGGATCGAGTGAATTCTGGGACACAATTGCTGGGTACGACGAACTCCCCAGCATGTACACTTCAGCTCTAGCTATCATGAAGGACTCAAGTGTTGTCAAGAAAGCAGGTCCCATCTCAGCAGACGCAGTCAGGAAACAAGCTGTTTCAAGAGCCATGAAGAGGAGCAATATCAAGTTTGCGGAACCCTTCAGCACTGTCATCGACTCTGACAAGGCAGGACCTGAGTTGAACAGCTGGGTTAATGCCATGATGTGTGCTACCATGCCCCTCCCCCTGGTTCGGGCAATCAGTTCTTGCTCTGTCTTCTCAGTTGCAGACCAGATCATGGACATGATCGCGATATCCAGCTGCTTGTCGCAATTCATCTCAGGCCGAGGAGTCATGGCCATCAGAAAGCTGGTGAGGAGTCAAGACATCACCTGTCACAAGTATGGATGCAAGTTACAAGGTACTGGATCTGTGGCAATTCAAACCAGAGTAGGTACCTGCGCAACACAGACTGTCAATCTCCAGAGAGAAGCTGCCCTCAATGCAAACAGTATGAAGTGGTCCCATCACACCTACTCACACCCAGCAGACCTCTTGAAAGTTGGCAGAGAAATCACGGGCACCCCCATCGGATTCTCATCAGCAAAAGTTCTTGACTTGGGCGGGAATCAAGCTTTCAGGCAGAACATTGAACCTGCAGACTGCGTTCACATGAGTGGGATCGAGACAGGGACTGGTGGCAGCAGTCTGTTCTTAGAAACTGGGAGTTCTGTTGTTGCCAGCCACCCATATGCGAAGAAGATTGTGATGGGAATCTCTCTCATCAGGGTCATTGATCCTACCCTGGACTCTCAGATTGCAAAGTGCTTCTTCGACTCTTGGGGGTTGTCAGACATGAGCATAGGATCTTCAGTCTCCATCAGCAAGGGATCTCTCAAGAGGATCATGGGCAATCCTCAAGATGTTGACTACTACCCGAAATTCGCGAGGGGAATCTTCAGAGGAGCATATGTGGATGCTAACTCCATCTTCTCAGTGTGCGAGTCAACTGTTGTGAACGTCAAGTGCTTGACTTGGTACCTCAGACACTGCGCTGCCCTTGGAGCTGTGCACTCGCCTGGTGCTATGAAGAGAGGCTTCTCTTGGTTCGTCTCATACGACCCCAGGGCCCTGGTGGAAGACATCACCTCAGGTGGTTCTACTGGAGACGCTTCATTCCCACCGGCTGTTGATGGTGATGGTGATGACTGGGACAGCTTGGACGAAGACTGCCATGGGGAAGAGTCTCTCTTGGAAGGAGCAGTGAGGGAAAACGAGAGAAGTGTCTTCCATTCAATCATTTCCACTCAGGCCGTTCACACTGCGATAGATGAATGGAATGATGCCATGAAGGAGGAGGCTAGTGTTGCGAACCCAGGGTTCACTGCTCAGTGCCACAAAGAGATCCCAAAACTTGCAGCTGTCATGAAGAAGAGCTCTACTGGCTTCAAGTCTCTGCGGTTCATCCCTGGCCAGGTCAGAGCCTCCGAGGGCGCCACATTCGCAATCTTGAGGAATGCAGCAATACACCACGTGAAACAGGTTGCTCAAGATGCAGAATTCTACTCAATGATCAACCTGGAGCAACTCGTCAACAGAAATTCGCTGAGTGACTCTCAAGCAGCTGGCAGGGTCTTTGGTAAAGAGAAACTGTGGCGCAGCATCAAGGGGATAGTCGAGACAGGGAAGATGACGCTTGATGCAGCCACTGCCTACCGACACGTTGTTTACTTTCTCACATCCCTCCACAATTTTGCTGACCTCGACCCCCAATCAGTTGCATCTGCCGTAGGCGCCTCCTATGATGCTTTGCTGAAGCTCGCGAACACTGCAGTCGAGGGATACACCGGCAAAAGCAGCAAGGATTACTCCATTAGGGATCGGGTCATCATTGTGGCAAGAGATCCGGAGAGGATCAATGCAGCGGAGAGAGCTCGAGACTTGTCAATCATCAGCTGCACTGACATAAGCAGATGTCAAGACAAGATGGCAGATCTCAACACTGCAAAGTCTCGAGGAAGCATCACCGACAAAGATTACAACTCAAAGATGGGATACCTCGAAGGATGCACACTTGCTCGGAACAAGGTCAAGTATGGGGGTGATGGCCTTGTTGATGTGATCGCAACTCTTGACGGAATCAGAGAATTTGTGCACAGGCAGCTTCTCAGAGAGGTTAGAGCAGCCGAAGACAAGGCCGCTATGGACTTCTACAACGAGAGCCAGAAGAAGGGGATTGCAATGGAACGCCCAGCAAAGAACAACAAAGGGCTGCAGACAATCCCCAGTGAGAGGCCTGAGACACCAGACAGGAAGTATGTTGCACAATTCCTGAGGAACCTGCTGAATGAGGTTGACCTTAATGATGCAAACTCCACAGCACTCACTGCCCAGAAGGTCGCCGGAATCATTCAGCGGTTAAAGTATGCCATCGGAGACGCTAAGGCCAGAAGCAAGTGGGTGTACGCAGTTTCTCCTGAAGAATTGGTGATCGCTGGGGTCCAAAGAATCACTCCGATGGCTGGCGAGCAAGTGACCACATCAGTGAAGGTTGACACAGATGGTAGCTTGATGGAACATGCGGGCAGTGAGCAGTTTGGTTTCGGCCTCGACTTCACCATGAATGCATTCGCCCAAGGAAGTGCCGCATCAGAGGCTGCATTCATCGCAAACTTGCTCCAGGCCTCAAGCCGAGTCAGTGAGGAGGAGAAAGAAATCATCATAACCACGCTTGAGGGTGAATTGACTGGAAGCCAGAGAGAGGAAGTGTTGGAGATCGTTCCAAACTTTGATCCTGAGACCTTGGAGATCCATTGGGAGGCTCTCAACGAGTGGCTCATGAGGGAGCAACAGGAGGATCTGAGAGCTGTTCTGTGTGGTGACCCAATATCAAAAAGAGGCGTTGCACACAATGATCCTGTTCCTGTCATCCGAGTTCATTTGCGCGCCCAGCCACAGAAGTGCCCAACTGTCAACAGCTGCTTTACCTCTCACCCGAATAGCTGGTGCGCATCATCTGGCCTCCCTTCTCCCTTTGCACTCATTCCTATTTTGTTCATTACACTAATCTTAGTTTTGTTATTTGTACATATCATAATACACATCTTTCGTTCATTTCCTTCATATATTGTTATTATTTGTTAAAAATTTAAAATCAAAAACTGTTGAACCAGCATCACCCATCAATTCAAAATTCTCATGGGAAATCTGTGAAGTGTTCGGATCCGCATTGCGACTAGTTCGTTGGGTTGGGATGTGGTTTGTGATGCTAGC